CAGGCGGAACTGGGCGGTGTTGCCGTTGAGCATCGCCAAATCCTTGTCAACCTCGCTGCGAGCCTCGAGGATGCCGCAAGCCTCGTCGACCTGCGCGGTCTGCGACTTGCTGTTCGGGATGCCCTGGTTGAGCGCGCGCCAGTACACGGCCGGGAGGCCGGTGCGGATCACGACGCGCTCGCCGGTCGGCAGGTTGCCTTCCTTGAAGACGCAATCCTCGAGGATCTCGTTCGACTGCGAGAGGAGTTCCGCGACGACCGGAACGCGGCCCTCGGGATCGGTGCGCTTCGCCCAATCGGCGAGCGTCAGGTTGTTGCTGGAAAGAATCGCCATTGCTTGTCCCCTTTCGTGGGATTAGGTGCTGGAGTAAAGAACGTCAGCGAAATCGGAGAAGCCCTTCGGGGCGCCCTTGCCAACGGCAGGTGCGCCGCCGACGAACCGATCCTCGCTGATCGCCTTGCCTGCGCGGTACATGAACCGGATCACCTCCGGGTGATCGCCCAGGCCGGACTGATTGAGCAGACTGCGGAGTTCGGCGGTGCCGAACGCATCGAGCGCCTTCTTGGCGACGCCGAGGTTCTCGGAGAGCTTGTCGCCCCCGAACTCCTTGTCGCCTTTGGAGTTGGTTACCCACTCCGCTCGAACGGCCTCGATCTGCGCCTGCTGACGCTGGGCCATCTTGGGGGCCATAGCGTCGAGGACGCGCTGCGCGGCTTCCTGCGACAGGTTCAGCTCTTTGGCGACCGCGCTATACGCTTCCATGACCTCGGGGTCGAACGCTCGACCTTCCTCGGCCTTGAACTCGTACTTCTCCGGCGCGCCCTGCGGCTTGGTGTCCGCAGCCGGCGCATCGGTCTTCGCATCGGTCGCCTCGGCCTTGCTCGTAGCGGCCGCGTCTGCGGCTTGCGAGTCCTGGGTCGTGGTCGCCTTCTGCTCTCCCCCGTACAGCTTCTCGGCCGTCGCCGCGACGCCGGACGGGGACTCTGATGCAGGAGCGGCTTGTGTGGTGGTTTCAGCCGTTTCCATCATCATTGGTTCGCTCATCGGTCTGTTCCTTCATCATGGTCGGGTAATGCTCGGGGCAGCAACCGTGGACGATTGCCAGCATCCGAAGCCCCGAGTTCCGTGCGCCTTCCGAGAACGCCATCGTCATCGCGTTGGTGTTGAACGATGACCGGAACACGCCTGCCTGGTCGAGCATGCGCCAGACGATCCGCCTGCCGCGCCTGCTCGCCATGAGCCACTTGACGTCCGATTCCTCGGCCTCCCTCGCCAACCTGTCGCGCAGCTCGCGGTTCTGCTTGTCGCGCTCCTGCCCACGCAGGTCGAGAGGGTCGTACTGGCTCACGGCCGAAAGATATCTGTGCGTCTATTTCTTACGGTTCCCTTCAGGTGTTGTTGCCATCGACCTCATTGACCGTGAGGATCACGGACGGTGTCGCCGGTCGGGCCGGCGAAGTCTGTGCGGCCTTGTACTCAATCGAGACATCCGCGCTCGGCGACGACCAGTAGATTTCCACATACTCGCCGGCATTGACAGACACAAAGAAGTTCCACGCTGCGACGAGAAAACCGTCGCCGCCACCGTGCTTCCTCGGGATCGTCAGCTCGGTGTTCGTGTTCGCGAGGTTTGAGCCGCCCTTTGCGAGCCAGACGCTGATGTTCTGCTCGGAGCTGTTGTTGACGTTCTTGAACTGCGCGCTGAACTGGACGTTGTAGACCGAAGTTCGCGGGAACGTGATGCGCGTGTTCGACACGACGGAGATGCCGAAGGCGAAGTCCTTCGTGTCAAACTCCATCGCGGTCGCGGTGTTCGCGCTGCACGGCTGGTCGGACAGATCGAACCAGGCACCCGTGTACGGGGCGCGCGCGAAGTACAGGTCGCTTCCGTCCGGGTCGCGCATGCCGACGACATCCCCCGTCGTGTTGTCGAATAGCAGGTTCGTCCCAGACTTCATGTACGGCATGTCAACCCCCGTTTCCGTAGAGCATGGTCGCTGCGGCGGTCGTGCGTTCAACGCCCGAGATCGCCATGTCCGTGATCTGGAGCTTCAGCATCGCCTCCGTTCCGCCCTGCGTCTTGACAGCGCCGGCCTCGGAGACGTAGACGCGCGCCTGAATCATCATCTCGCTGCCGATCTTCGGCGCGGCGGTGATGTTCAGCTTCTCGAGGTCGTCGGACTCGAGCTTGATGCACAGCCCTTCCGGGTAGCGCGGCTCGTCCATCTCGACCTGTCCAGGCATCTCCTCGCGCTCGGGTTCACGCTGCATCGAAATCAGCATGTCAGTCCTTTCAGAGTTCGACCCCGGACGGCGAGCCGTACCCGGAGAACATGTTCATCACATCGGTCAGGGCGTTCTGGTTCCCGGTCGGGGCGGCCGCCATGTTGCGGACGGTCTTCGACTGCTGCTCCATCGCGGCGGCCTGCTCCTTCGCGGCCATCGCCTGGTTGCGAGCCTGCCGCAGCACGGCGACCTCCTTGTCGGCGATGATGAGCGACGGGTCTACGCCGAGCATGTCGGCGTAGATGTCTGCCCATTGGTCGCTGTCGAACTTGTCGAGGATGTCGGGCTTCATCTGCGCGATGGAGCCGAGGTTCCCGACGAAGCGGTCGACGGCGTTGGTGCCGATGGCGCGCTGCGCCTGCGCGAGCATTGACACGAACTCGACGTTCAAGTCCATGCCCTGCAATTCCTCGGGTGCCGGCGGCAGCATGCCGCTCTGCACCATGCGCTGGAACGTGATGTCAATGAGCGGGTCGAGCAACTCGTTGTGCAGTCGCTCGAGGACGGGGCCGAGCATGAGCAACTTCTCCTCATGGCGCTCGGCGACCTCGGTCGCCGTCATGCGGGTGTTGGGCTGCGTCGCCAGCATCAGGAACAGGTCGGCGTAGAACGCGCCACGGACGCGCTCGCGGACGTCCTGAATGTCCTGGAGCAGGTAGTTCAGGTTGAGGTTCACCTCGAACGCGCTGCGGATTCCCTGCGACGCGCCGTCGACGAACGTGATCCCGCCGGGGAGCGTGTCGACGTCCCGGTTCTTCATGCCGGCCGACACCTGGAGCGGCGGCTTGGTCTGGTAGTCGATGGCCTGCGCCTTGCGGAGCTGCTCATGCTGGAGCTGCTTGATGTCGCCGAGCGCCTCCATGCCGGGGCTGTTGCCGTAGATGTCGCCGCCGACCACCGACCAGCGGGGGCAGACGGCGGGGAACTGCATGAACCCGCTCTCGCGCAGGAACACGCCGTCCTCGCCGCCGACCTCGAAGTACCACGACCCGAACGGCATGTTCTTGCCGTCGCGCTTCGACATGTCGCGGTCGGTGCGAGGCTCGATGGCGTGGATGACCGGAACCCATTGGTCGAGGTTGCCCGTGCTGTACATGTTCTGCACCGACACGCTGCACTTCTTGAGGCCGAACTCCTTGACGATCTGCGAGACGGTCATCTCGAACTCGCGGTACAGGGTGCAGACTCGCCCCTGCGCGTCGGTCGAGATGCAGTATTCGCCCGTCGTGAGCGGGTAGTGGTGGATGACCTGCTCGAAGTCGGGCAGCACGATGCTCGCGCCCGTGCCGAACGCGCCGAGTTCCTCGTACATCAGGTGCAGCGAGCGGTAGGTGTTCGACTTCTGGAACACGCGCTGCATGCGCTTGGTGACGTCGTCGAGCCAGAGCTTGACGGGCTGGTACGAGTTCAGCTCCGGGTCGGGCGTCGCGAGCCGGAACCATTGCCGCGCCGGCGACGTCGCGCCGGACATCAGCCCCGCACCGAGGGTGCGGAGCGCGCGCGTCCCGGTGTTGTCGTAGATCGCGTTGTGGCGACGCCATCCCTTGTCGCGATCCTGGCGGAAGTAGCGACCGTTGCGCGGGAGCAGGTAGGAGGTGATCTCCTGCCAATGCGCGAGCCACGATGCCCGCTCGCTCTTGAGCTGGCCCCACCGGGTGAACAGCCGATCCCGCGTGGGAGCATCGGGATACGAGGAGTTGTCTCCGGTGTACTGGCTCATAGATCAGCCTCCGAGGAGCGACGAGCGCCCGAGCTGGAGATCCTGCGGGTTCACGCCCATCGGCCCGGTCAGCATGGTTCCGGACGGGCCGCCCATGCTTCCCTCGGCGGCGTTGTCC